GTAGTCATAGTGGATACCAGAAGTCAGAAATCAGCCAACGATCAGGTGGACGCCATCAAAGTCCCACCACATTCATTAGAAGCTGAGCAATCTGTTATTGGCGGTTTGTTGCTGGACAACGAACGCTGGGATACGGTTTCAGAAAAAGTCGTGAGCAAGGACTTTTACAGTCGCCCTCATCGTCTGATCTTCGAAGCAGTAAAAGATATCCTTGAAGAAAGTGCTCCTCTGGATCTTATTACACTCTCTGAACATTTAGAGTTGCGCGAGCAACTTGAAGAAGTCGGTGGCTTTGCTTACCTTGCTGACCTAGCGAAAAACACCCCAAGTGCTGCAAACATTAATGCGTATGCTGATATCGTGGCACAGCGTGCACTCGTTCGTAGCCTAATTGGTGTGGCGAATGAGATAGCCGATTCTGGTTACGATCCTCAAGGCCGTACATCGGAAGAGCTTGTTGATCTGGCTGAGAGTAAGGTCTTTGCGATTGCAGAAGGTCGAGCAAGTGAAAACGAAGGCCCACAAAACGTTGATAGCATTCTAGAGAAGACTCTGGAACGTATCGAAATCCTATATAAAACGCCACAAGATGGTGTGACTGGTGTCGACACTGGCTTCAACGACCTCAATAAGAAAACAGCAGGCCTACAGGGTTCTGACTTAATCATTGTTGCTGCGCGTCCATCGATGGGTAAAACCACCTTTGCGATGAACTTATGTGAAAACGCGGCGATGAAACAAGATAAGCCGGTTTTGATCTTCTCTCTTGAGATGCCAGCCGAACAGCTGATGATGCGTATGCTGGCGTCACTTTCTCGTGTCGACCAAACCAAGATTCGTACTGGTCAATTGGATGATGAAGATTGGGCGCGTATTTCATCGAGTATGGGTATTCTGATGGATAAGAAGAATATGTATATCGATGATAGCTCGGGCTTAACACCAACAGAGGTGCGTTCGCGTGCTCGACGTATCGCTCGTGAGCATGATGGTATCTCTATGATCATGATAGATTACCTTCAATTGATGCGTGTACCTTCATTGTCTGAAAACCGTACGTTAGAGATCGCTGAAATTTCGCGTTCCCTAAAAGCCCTTGCGAAAGAATTGAACGTGCCGGTTGTTGCACTTTCTCAGCTTAACCGTTCCCTAGAGCAACGTGCTGATAAGCGTCCAGTAAACTCGGATTTACGTGAATCAGGTTCTATTGAGCAAGATGCCGATTTGATCATGTTTATCTATCGTGATGAAGTTTATAACCCAGACAGTTCACTGAAAGGCATCGCAGAGATCATCCTTGGTAAGCAACGTAACGGTCCTATCGGTTCGGTTCGTCTGACATTCCAAGGTCAACACTCCCGATTTGATAACTATGCAGGTCCTGCATTTGATGATGAGTAAGTTAATGTCTTATATGAAAGCAGCGACAGCGAGCATTGACCTCGGTGCATTGGAATACAACCTTCAACTGATTAAGTCTAAAGCCCCTAACTGTAAAGTGATGTCGGTTGTGAAGGCGAATGGCTACGGTCATGGTCTATTGCACATCGCTAAGCATTCTAAGAACTCTGACGCCTTCGGTGTCGCTCGTATTGAAGAAGCCTTACAACTGCGTGCTGGTGGTATTGTTCAACCGGTTTTATTGTTAGAAGGTTTTTACTCTTCGGGTGATTTGCCAATATTAGTGACCAACAACATCCAAACTGTGGTGCACTGTGAAGAACAGCTTAGCGCTCTAGAAAATTCAGTTCTTGAATCACCCGTTGTGGTGTGGCTGAAAGTTGATAGTGGCATGCATCGCTTGGGCGTCCGTTCTGAACAATATCAAGACTTCGTTGAGCGTCTGCATCAATGTCCTAATGTGGCTAAGCCTTTGCGCTATATGAGCCACTTTGGTTGTGCTGATGAGTTAGATAAAGCAACCACAGAGCAACAGACTGAATTATTCCTGTCTTTGACGGAAGGCTGTGAAGGTGAACGCTCTCTTGCTAACTCTGCAGGTTTGCTTGCGTGGCCGGATAGTCACTTAGATTGGGTGCGACCTGGCATCATCTCTTATGGCGTGTCACCGTTTATAGATAAGACTGCTCAAGAGCTGGGTTTTAAGCCGGTGATGACCCTGACTTCTCACTTGATTGCCGTTCGCGATTTAAAAGCCGGCGAAAGCGTTGGCTATGGCGGTAACTGGACCAGTGAACGTGATACC